AACTGCTTGGCGAGCGTTTGGGTCGCATTGCGAACTCGAAGTTAACCACTGGTTCGGGTTCGTCTGATGTCGAAGGTGTTGTTACCAACTCGACCGCTGGTAAAACCGCCGCTGCCGTTGCTGCCGTGACTGCGGATGAAATCATCGACCTGATCCACTCCGTTGATCCCGCCTATCGTTCGTCGCCTTCGACCGCCATTATGATGAACGACAGCGTGTTGGCTGCTGTTCGTAAGCTGAAAGATGGTCAAGGCAACTACCTTTGGCAGATGGGCAACTATCAGGCCGCTGTTCCGCAAAACATCTTGGGCTATAACGTGGTTGTAAACCAAGCGATGGCTTCGCAAGCAGCTACCAACAAGATCATGTTGTTCGGCGATATGTCCAAGTTCTATGTGCGTAAAGTTGGCGCACCCACCTTGTTTGTGGCCCGTGAGCGTTTTGCTCCCGACTACGGCATCTTGGGCTACATCCGCTTTGATGGCGTGTTGGCTAACACCGCCGCTATCAAGCACTTGAAGAACGCTGCATCCTAATAAACCAAATGGGCAGGGCTTCGGTCCTGCCCACCATCACCATAGGGGGCCATCATGGCTAAAGTTCGTTTGCTCACTTCGATGGCTGGTGCTGATTTTGTGCATGATCAGGGCGCTATCATTGATGTCACTGATGCCGAAGCTGTTCGTTACGTCGAAGCTGGCATTGCTGAAAATGTTGAATCGGCTCCGATTGAACGCGCCGTCAAAAAGGTTGCGGTCGAAAAAGCCGTGAAGGAATAACAGATGTTGTCGCCGCAGTTTTCACTCGTTCGCGTTACCGCACCCGCCACAGCACCGATTTCGCTGGCGGAAGCGAAGGCACAGATGAAGGTTGAAAGCAGCGACGATGACACAATCATTCAGCGTTTAATTGACGCTGCGGTGAATTTTGTTGACGCGCAAGGTGCGCTGGGCAAGGGCATGATTACGCAGACTTGGGGCCAATGGCTGTCGCCAAATCCAAGCACTATCTATCTGTCACTTGGCCCTGTGCAATCTGTGTCTGCAATCAAATATTACGATGTTGATGGCACGTTGCAGACGGCGACTTTGGCTGATTTCAACGTCTTTGGAACGCCAAACCGCATCAGTGTTTTGCCTAAATCTGGCAAGGCATGGCCCGTCACACAAATGCGGGATGATGCCATCAAGATTGAATACGTCATCGGCTATGGGTCAACATCTGCCAGCGTTCCTGAGACTGTGCGCCATGCGCTGATGATGCTGGTGGCGCATTGGTATGATATGCGCGAAACATCGACCGAAAAGCAGATGTATGACTTGCCGTTTGGCTTCACCGACATGATCGGAACAGAACGGAATTCGTTCTATGGCTAGGGCTGGCGCATTCAGTGAACGTGCTACCTTCCAGCGCCTAGATCAGAGCGCCATTGACGCTTATGGCAACGTCTACACTGGTTGGTCACAGGTCGGTGTGCGCTGGGCTGACCTTCGTGAGCGCACGGGCCGTGAGGCCATTCAAGGCGGCGCACTGAATGATGTGGCTATGGCTACCATGCGATGCCGTGCCGACAGCTTCACAGACACTGTGACGGCGGCTGATCGTGTGATCATCCGTGGCTACACTTGGGCCGTCAAAAACGTGACCCATATTGATGCTAAAGATGTTGTGGTTGAGTTTCTGCTTGAACGCGGGGTAGCAACATGAAGGTGGATGCTGAAAAACTCATCAAGCAACTTGCGTCAATGCCCAAGGCTGTTGAGCGCAATTTGGTTAAGTCTATTCGACTGAATACTGAACAAGCCGCAAACATGGCGCGGCGTTTGGTTCCTACCAAATCTGGCGAACTGCGCGGGTGGATTCATACGCTTTACGAAGCCGATGGCTTAACTGCATCGGTGGAAGCTGCACCGCCAACAAAAGAAGCGCAGACCAAAGCAAACGCTGTCGAATTTGGGCGTCAAAAAGGCAATCGCGGCACAACGGCGGCGCAACCTTACATTCGCTTGGCGCAAAAATTGCAGGGCAAGAAGTTTGGCAAAAGCATTAAGTCTGCTGTTAATCGCGGAATGAAGGAAGCAACCAATGGCTGATGGCTTTGCGCTTGCTCTCCAAAAAGGCTTACGGGCTAGGCTTGTGGCTAACGCTGGCGTGACTGCGATTGTTTCCACCCGCGTCTATGACGAACCGCCGCAAGCCGTGACATTTCCGTATCTGCGGTTTGACCAGATCACGGCAAACGCTTTCGACACAGACAGCACACTTGGATCGGTTGTGGACATCACGATTGAAGCCAACAGCCGTTCCGCATCGGGCCGTGTTGAGGCTGTGCAGATGGTTGAGGCTGTTCGTGCTGCCCTACATCGGCAAGAGGCCAACGTAACAGTCACGGGCTTTACGCTGGTAGAATTGATTTTCCAGACGTATTCGGTTACAAGAGACACTGATGGTCGTGGTTATACGGCTGTAATCGCACTTCAAGCATTGCTTGAATAAGCCTAGCAACGGGCCTTGGGCAAGCCCTATACATGGAGGCCATCATGGCTAAACAACTTGGACGCGCCCTGCTTGTCAAAATCGGCGATGGCGCTGCAACTGAAGCGTTTGCGAACCTTTGCGGGCTTAACAGCAAGGCAATCACACTGAACAACTCGTTGATTGATGTGACTACGCCTGATTGCACCACCCCTTCTGGTGCGTTGTGGACGGAAAGCCTGAACGGCGTAAAAAATGTGACCATCTCTGGTGACGGCTATTTTGAAGATAGCGTTACCGAATTGCGGATGAACACTGCCGCAATGGCGGCTGATCCTAAAGCCAACTTCACTGTGACTATTCCTGCATTCGGAACGTATGCTGGCACATTCTACATCGGGTCGCTGGAATTTGGCGGCGAAACTGAAGGCGGCGTAACCTATTCACTGTCGCTGACAAGCAGTGGCGCTGTTACGTTTACGGCTGTTTAATGAGTATAACGGCTGAAGCGCCGCGTGGGGGTGTTGCCGAATATATCGGCGACACCTCTTATGTTTTCTTGCTACGCAATCGTGAGATTGAGCGGTTTGAAGACAAGCATCGCGGCATATTTGATGTGTGGGATGGCCTGTTTGGTCGTGGCACAAAGCTGAACAGCAAAGAAACCCGTGACCTTTTGGCGCTGGCCTTGGTCGGTGGTGGGATGAAAGACGCAGAAGCCGACAAGGTTATTGCGGCGGCAACTCCCGCTGATTTGTTGCGACTGTATCAGATCGCCCAAGCGGTGGTTGGCGTGGCCTTTATGCCTGATGCAATGGATGAAGCATCAAAAAAAAAGACCACGGCGGAGCAAAACCTAGCCGATTAAATGTTCGCGGCATGTTAAAAAACGGAATTGTCATTGGGTTACGTCCTGAAGAAATCCGTGATATGATCCCGCTGGATGCGTGGCTTGTGTTCCAAGGTTGGCATGATGCCCACGCACCTAAAAAAGCTGGATCGACCGCAATGACGGCTGAACAGTATCGCGCACTTGTGGAGCAAGTTGATGGCAATTAGTGCAGAACAGCTAAACATCATCCTGACCGCCAAGGATAAAGCGTTTGCCTCCGCGATGGATAAGAACGCCAAGCGGATTGCCAGCTTTGCCAAGACTGCAAACAAAGACCTAAGCGTTGTCAGCATGGGCTTTGATAAGCTGGGCGGTGCTGCGGCTGCATTTCTAAGCGTTGCTGCAATTCAACAGCTTGGCGTGGCTGTTCGGGATGCCGCAAATAAACTTGGCGACCTGAAAGATGCGTCTGAAGTGATCGGCATAACCACAGATGCTTTGCAAGAATTGCAATATGCGGCACAACTCAGCGGTGTTTCGGCTGATGTGCTTCAAGGGTCTTTGCAAAAGTTAACCAAGAACCTTGGCGATGCCGCGATGGGTGGCACATCTGCCAAAAAATCGCTGGACGAACTTGGCCTGTCTGGCTCTGAGTTGTCGACGATACCGCTAGACCAAGCATTGGCTAAGATTGCCGACAAACTGTCAGCGGTTGAAAATCCAGCACAACGCGCCACACTTGCCACTGATCTGTTCGGCAAAAGCGGTTTGGCAATGGTCAATATGCTGGCTGATGGTTCGGCTGGTTTGGAAGCAATGGCTGCTGAGGCGCAAAGCCTTGGGGTCGTTATTAACCGCGATGTTATCTATAATGCCGCAGAGGCCGCTGACAAACTTGATGCAATGTCGATGGTCGTTAGTGCGAACCTGACATCTGCGCTTGTGAACTTGATGCCGTTTATCATTTCTGCAGCGCAGGGCATTGCCAGCCTTGCAGACGCTGTAAATGAATTTCTGTTTGCTGGCACACAGCGCCAAGTCACATCAAATAATGCGCTGGCTTATGCGGCTACGGCTACTGGCGAAGTTCGTGATGCTTATCTGGCATATGGAGCAGCCGTCAATAAAGTAAATTCTTTGAATACGGATGCTCCAATTTTTGACGCAAGATTAGGGCAAGATAGGGCAGATGCTTTAAGAGTTGCAGAA